GACGACCTGATCTGGGATGCCCTGGACCAGGCCAACACCAATTCCCTGGGCGGATACACGGACTGGCGGATTCCTAATTATTTTGAATTGACAAAACTTATCAACCTGGGCAACTGCAACCCGGCCATCGACACCACCGCATTTCCGTCAACACCCAATGTCTATCATTGGACCGCGTCTACGAGTCCGTGCAATAGCGCCTACGCGTTCAGCGTGTACTTCAACGGTGGGTACGTGAGCCACCGCAATAAGCAGACGCGCAAGTATTATGTGCGGTTCGTCCGAGGATAGGTTATTCGGGCATTTGAGTGATAAAGGGGTATAAAATGGACAATATATTCGTAATTCCAACAAGGATAACCGAGAGCACGCTTATCCATAGCGGGCCTAATTTTTTAATGGATATTATTATAGGGTCGGATGGCACAAACAACCCAACTGTTGCGTGTTACAATGAGGCTGATGATAGCAAGACCGCAACAGCAAGGGTTATTCCTTCTCAGACGTATGATGCGATTGCTTTGGGCCTCAACGGAATTGTGCTTCAGTTTGCGCGATTTAACAATACCGGCCTTTATGTTGAGGTTTCAAACCTTGGCAGCGGTGAGATAGTTGTTGGTAGCAGGTTGGCCGGCACTTTAAGTTATTATAGCTTTAGGTAGATGAATAGAAACGAAACAGTTTTGAATTATACATCTTTTGCGAAGTCTATTGCCGGGAAGATATGTACGAATAGAAATATAAACGATTCTTGGACTCGCAACGATTGTGAATCTGCTGCTGTTGAATCTTTGATAAGGGCGATTGATAATTATGATGAATCCATGGGGGCTACTATTGGGACGTTTGCTGGAATAAAGATTCGCGGGGGTGTTCTGGACCATCTCAGAATGGTTTCTGGAACGCCGAGGAATTGTACTGATAAAGCAGCTTTATTAAAAGTGAATTTTTCGAACCCCGAAAACTTTAATTCTTTTGAAAATTCATTGGCCTATTCTGTGAATGGCACTGAAGGCAAGGTTTGTAATAAGGATTTGGTTCAAAAAATCTTTGCACATATAAACACTTTAAAATGCCGAGAAGATACTATTGAGATATTAAAGCTGTATTTCTGGGATGGTTATACTTTGCGCGAGATTGGCGACATGAAGGGAATTTCTTATACTCGAGTATCTCAGATAATTCTTTCGGTATCGAGAAAGGTTAGAAAGGCGTTTAAAAAATGCTGGAAGCAAAGCCAGACCTGTCAAAATTAAGCCGCAGGGAAAAAGAACTCTTATATATTCGTTTAAAAGAGCGCGTACGGCGATATGAGCATAAGAAGATAGAATCTTTTTATCCAGAGACAGGTCCGTTGTCGCGGCATAATTATCCGAAACACATGGAATTTTTTCGAGCGGGTAAGAAATTTCGTGAGCGCGGCGCCATGGCTGCGAATCGGATTGGGAAAACCGAAGGAATGGGGGGTTATGAGCTGACCTGTCATTTAACGGGCATTTATCCTGATTGGTGGGAAGGGTATAGATTTACCGGTCCAATAAAGGCCTGGGCTTCAGGCACCACGAATCAGACCACAAGAGATATTCTGCAACACAAATTATTGGGACCGATTTCTGATATTGGTACGGGTTTGATTCCCCATGATTGTATTTTGGATTATAAGCGCAAGGCTGGGGGGATTCCTGATGCCATAGAAACAGTTTTTATCCAGCATGTTACCGGTGGGGTTTCTGTCTTAGGTTTTAAGTCATACGAGCAGGGCAGGAAGGCATTTGAAGGTGTTGAGCAGGATGTGATCTTGCTGGATGAGGAGCCTCCGGACGATGTTTATAATGAATGCCTGATCCGCATTATGACAACTGGCGGTATGATTATGTTGACTTTTACCCCTCTGCAGGGGGTGTCCGAGGTTGTCAAGAAGTTCATGCCCGATGGAAAACTTCCAGGACCGCATGATCAGGTTATGAGATTTGTAATTCAAGCGACTTGGGATGATGCGCCTCATCTTTCGGAAAAAGAAAAGAAGGAACGATGGGCCAGTTTGCCTCCGCACCAAAGGGATGCAAGATCTAAAGGCATACCTCAGTTGGGGTCGGGGGCTATATATCCGCTTCTTGAAGATTATATTGTGATTGATGATTTTCCAATACCTCCATATTGGTCAAGGGCGTATGGTTTTGATGTGGGCTGGAACTGCACAGCCGCAGCGTGGGGGGCTACAGACCGGGATACCGGCACATCTTATATATATTCTGTCTATAAAAAAGGCCTGTCTGAGCCACCGGTTCATGTTCAGGCCATAAAATCAAGGGGGAAATGGATACCAGGGGTTGCAGATCCAGGGGCGAGGGCTTCAAGTCAGAGAGACGGCGAAAAACTAATGGACGAATACGTTGATCTTGGTTTAGAGCTTTCTCCTGCTGATAACGCAAGGGAGGCTGGTATATTTGATGTTTTTGTCGCTCTTTCAACCGGAAAATTAAAAGTTTTCAGGTCTTGCGCTCCATGGTTTGAGGAATTCAGGTTATATCGCAGGGATAAAAACGGCAAGGTAGTCAAGGAAAACGATCATTTGATGGATTGCACAAGATATTATGTAAGATCAGGTATAGACATTGCCATACAAATGCCGATAGAAATTATGCAACAGAAGATTCTTATCCCGGGCAATCCTTATGACCCTATGAAGTTTGGTATGAACAAAGAAGAGGACGGTTCATACGATCCTTTAAAATATGGAATGGAGGCTTAGATGTCTGCTTTTACGAATTTATTTAGAAAACCGAAAAGCCCGACAAAAGTAATGCCAGAGTCGGAACCTGTAACGGACGATTCGGAAGAGGTTAAGGAGGCAGCTGCAAGAGAGGCCGATGCTTTGAGGAAAAGAAGGGGTCGGGCTTCCACGATTTTGACCGGTCCCGGGGGCGTTATGACAAGCCCGAATGTTTACAAAACGATTTTGGGTTAAACCATGAGGTCAGACGAAGACAAAGTAAAAGACATCAACAACACTCTAAAGGTGCTTCAGGAAATCCGCCGTCCGTTTGAGGGCATGATTGATGATATTCTGACTTATATTTATCATGGCAGAAGAAAGGTTAAGGACGGTACTCAGGCGAAAGGCCAAAAAACGGGCACTCAAGTATATGATGGTACTGCCCTGGGCGCTGCGAATCTTCTGACCGATGGTTTTACCGGATACACGATTTCAAAGTCTTTCAGGTGGTTTGCCTATACCCTACCTCAGAGAATGGTATTTCCCAGATATTCGGGGATGAGGCAATGGAGCGGTAAAAGAGTTGATTCCATACCCGAGATCAAGGCATGGCTTGAAGACGCTGAAGAGGCTATGTATTCGGCACTGATGGCCTCTAATTTATACGACATAGCCCCCGAGATCGTAAGGGATGCCGTGACTGTCGGAACCGTTACCGTAAACATTGAAGAGGACATTAAAAATTCTCGCGTTATTTTCAGGGTCCCGCATTTCAGAGAGTGCTATGTTGCTGAGAATTATTTTGGCGAAGTGGACACCCATTATCGAGACTATAAACTTACCCTGAAACAGTTAAAAGAAAAATTCGGATTTGAAACCATGAAAGAGGCAGATACGAATTTTAAAGACAAGTACGACAAAAACATGCATCAGGAAATGGAGGTTGTTCATGCGTGTTATCCCAGAGAAGATTATGATGTTCAAAAACTGAACAAGAAAAATAAACCTTATGCTTCTATCTGGGTTTTAAAGCCGGGAAATAAACTTTTACTTGAATCCGGATTTGATGACAGTGCATTTTTAACCTGGCGCTGGCGAAAAAATAATGATGAGTGGTATGGTCGATCTCCTGCCTGGGATGCATTTATTGATGTAATGACAGCAAATCAGGCCGGAAGGACGAATTTAATAGCCGGACACAAAATGGTTGAGCCTCCAATGGTCGGCACTTCAGATTTGAGAGGGCAAGTCAATATCGGACCTAAAGGCTGGACATGGGTTAAAACCATGGACCGAGCTCCAAAACCGCTTGTTACCGGTATTCAACTTCCGTATGGGATAGAGATGCAGGACAGATATCGAGACGCGATCAAGGATCATTTTCATGTGGACTTCTTTCTTATGCTGTCACAAGCTGTTGCTCAGAAAGTGGAGCTTACAGCAACCCAGGTTATCGAGATGGGCGGAGAAAAAGCCGCGATCTTAGGATTAAGAATAGGAAAGTTTGAAACAGAGTTCTTAAATCCTGCACATGACAAAGTGTTTCACATTGAGTATAGAGCAAAAAGAATTCCAAGACCGCCGGACATTCTACTTGATCTTGCCGGGGGCGATATCGAAACCGAATATTTAGGACCGCTGGCACAGGCTCAGAAAAAACTTTTTAAGTCTCAGGGTATTACTCAGGGGCTTGATGCAATTGGCGGGATATCCGAGATATTTCCAGAAATTCTTGATCTTATCAATCCTGATGAGGCTGGCAAAGAACTTCTGATTTCCAGGGGATTTCCACAGAAGGCCATGAATTCACCGAATAAGATTAAAAAGATTAGACAGTTGAGACAACAAAAACAAGAGTTAATGGAGGAAATTGCTATCGCGGAAAAAGCCGCAAGATCGGCCCCGGCTGCTGGAAAAGAGGTTTCCCCTGATAGCCCGCTCGGTGAAATGATGGGATATAAAGAAGAGTGAAAGATAAATACCGAACAGTTTTTTTAAATTCTCCCATCGGCCTTGAGGTGTTGGCTGATATTTTAACCACGTGTCATTTTGGATGTATGCTTGACCCTGATAACAAGGTCCAGGTATCCGAAAACAACGTGGGAACAGCAATTTTACATAAATGCGGTATTTTTGCCGAAGATACTCTTTTGGAGGTTGTTCAATCGCTTGCGGGAGTGTCTTCAAAAGGGAAAGAACAGGAAGAAGAAGATCTTTTAAAGAAGGGTTTAGAATAAAATAAAACTTGGGCTTACTGAGGGGTAGCTCCCCAAAGGACAGCAATTTAAGGAGCAAGTGTGAGGCTCACACCCGATTTATCGGCTTACACTTCGCTCCTTTTTTTGTTGCCCGGAAACCGGAGGAAAGGAAAATGAAGATTTTTAAGAAAGTTTTAGTGGCAATTTTGATCGTTTTAATGACTGCTGGCATGGCTTATGCGTCTGGGTACGGTTGCGGAGGGACCGTAGGCAGATGCGAAAATCCGGATCGTCCCAGTGTCGGATGTTTGGGTAATTCGGATGCTCCGTGGAATACCGCAAACATTAATACGTTGACCGTCAACACTGATGTCATACTTCCGGCTGAAAAAGTGGGGGCCGGTGAAATTGCCAATGTGACAAGGCCACTTCCTGGTATCGGCGGAGGCTTGGCCGGCTGGGTAGTTGATTCAGCCGACGACATTGACGATGCTTCAGCGCCGGAGATGGGAACTGCTGATAATATCCCGGCTATTATCTGGGACAACTCGGGAGAAACCGCGGGCATTCAAAAAACCTTTAGGCTGCCACCGGACTATGTTGCTGATACGGCGCTGGTTTTTTATGCCCTGATTTCGTCTAATACCGCTGACGGTACAAGCACAAAACTGGATTGGATGCTTTGGGACAATGCCGATGGCACAGCGTTTGATGCCGCTGAGATAGGCCAGAGCACAGTTACATCAACCGAGGCATCCCTTGATGTCAAATGCGATGTCCTGACTTTGACCTTGGATGCCACAGGAATTGCCGCAATGACAGCGGGGCATTTTTATACCATCGAAGTGTTTAATGCCACAACTCACGCAACGGCCAATTTAGAGTTGAAGGGTTTTGATGGAGTTTACACAGCGAAACAATAAATGGCAATGGGTAATTGCTTCTATCGTTTTAATGATTGCATTTATCCATTTTCCTGCAAAGAACATGAGGGCTCTTTTTGAGTTCATGGTTGTTTGTGCATCCCTACTCGTTTTTGCGATCTTTTTATATGAGAACGTGAACAAATGGGTAGCAGTGTTTTTATTGCTGGCGTTAATTTCTCATTCTCTGCCGGCATTTTTATATACCGGTAAATTAAACACCATGCAATCTCATTTGGTGTTGATAAACATAACAGTGGGCTGCCTGTTTTATTCTGTTATCGTTTTAAAATGCCAGAACTGTGAACGCATATTTGATGCCTTATGTATTGTTGCCATGCTTCATTTATACATCCTGTTTTTCGAGGCTTTTATTGTGAAATGGAGGTTTCCAACGGGCTTAACCGCAAACCCTAATGAATCAAGTGCACTTATGGCTCTTTGCGCTCCGGCGTTTTTTCGGAAAGGCTGGCTTTTTTTTATATTGATCCCTGTTGTCGGATTAATATTAAGCAAGTCTTTTGGGGGTGTTGTCGGGCTATGTCTTGCGTTTATAATCTATGCAGGGCTGAACGGGTATAAATTTTGGCCGCCTGTATTAATATTTTCAGGTCTTATATTTTATACGCTTTTTATAGATGCCCCGGATATCAGTAGGCGCTTAAATATATGGACCGAGGCTGTAAAGTTATCAGTTCATCATAAAACTTACCTTTTGGGTATCGGTCTTGGCAGATGGACCGAGATTTATCAAGACGTAATAAAAGTAAAGCCTATTTTTAAAGGAATTATAAGGCTACACAATACTTTTATTCAAAACTATATCGAAATGGGAATTGTTTCGATTTTCATAACTGTAAATTTTTTAATAAGTGTGATTTTAAGAGCGAGAGAATTAACAATCAGAGATTTTAAAATTCCCAGACATTGTATAATTTCGCTTTCATCTCTCGGTGCTGTAATCGGCGTGTGTATCGCCAATTCAGCTTTTAGAATGAACGCAATAAACGGAATGCTTATCATTTTATGGCTGGCAATTTTGGAGGTACAGCTTCGTGTCAGAGAAGTCGCAGATTAATGCATTGTTTTTAGTTGGAATGCTTGGCGTTTTGTTCGGATTTATAATGTTCGCGTTAGTATCGGACAAAATCCAGACATCTATTAAAAAACATCCTCCGCTTACAGTTGAGTATAGGCTGAAAGTATATGAGGATGGCAAGGTCGATTTAAAAAAAGTGCTTTTAGGCTCAAGTAAATCGGGAGATATGGAGCACATAGAGAGGGATTAAAAATGCCACTGACTAAAAAAGGAAAAACCGTACTTACTGAAATGAAAAGGCATTTCGGCAAAGAAAAGGGCGAAGAAGTTTTTTATGCCTCTATTAATGCGGGAAAGGTCAAGGGGGCTGAATTGCGTAAAAGAAAAAGGAAGAAACAATGACAGACACAGTAGCAATGCCGGATAAAACAGAGGAAGAAAAAGAGTGGATGGCTGAAAATGATGCACACACTCTTACAGAGGCAGAAGTCATAAAGGCGGACCCAGAAAGATTTAAGATGGCACAAGAAGTTGCTAAGAAAATAGCTGAAGATCAAAAGGCCAAAGCAGAGGCTATGCAGCGCATAGCTAATGCCAAGATGGAATATAAAAACTCACCAAAAGAGTGAAAGGAGTATAGATTATGGCGGGTGAATGGATGGCACAGTTACCGGACGACCTGAAAGAGAACGAAGCTTTTACCTCATTCGAGACTATTGGAGATTTTGCAAAAGCACATCTCGACACTGTGGGGAAGGCCAGTGAGCTTGATGGGAGGGTGAATGAACTTCAGGGGAAAGTTACAACCTTTGAGGAAAGTATCACCAAGGATTATATCCCCAAGTTGACTGAGCAATCCACACCGGAGGAAAAATCAGCATTCTTTAAAGCTTTAGGCGTTCCAGAAAAGGCGGAGGATTACGAATTTCCAAAAGGAGAGGGTGTCGAGCACGATGAGGCTATGACTAATTGGGCGAGAGACACCTTCCACAAGGCAAACCTATCAAAAGATCAAGCCACTTTGATTTCTCAAGCCTGGGACGGTTTTATTCAGGGCTTGAATGAAGAGATCAATAGAAAAGCGGAAAGTTCAAAGACCGAAGCTGATGAAAAGCTTAAAACCGATTGGGGGGCTGATTACGACGAAAACCTTGAAATCACAAAACGTGCATTTCAAAAATTTTCGGGGGCTGAGTTTGACGCATTCCTTGATGAAACCGGACTGGGAAATCATCCTGTCCTTATCAGAGCATTTTTTGAAATTGGTAAGGCCATGGGGGATGATACCACTCCGCCCGGCACGCCTTTGAAACAAAAAGAAGGCAAAACCGGAATGATGTATGACAAGTCTCCGAAACCATAACAATTCGGGCTAACTCTACCGGCCAGTAGAGGACAGCAAAAAAACTAAGGGGCAGCAGGTGAGTGCTCACCCACTCAATCTGTTTGCCCCTTTTTTGTTGCCCTTATGAAAGGAGAGAGAAAATGGCCTCAACAGACCTTTTAGGATATTACACTCTTATGGATGTGGTTAATTCCTACACATCCTTAGATGCACAGGCTCAGTATATATGGGCTGCAAATATTCTTGCGCGGAAGTGTCCTCTTATAAGGTTGCTTCCAATGGTCGCAAGTAATCAAATAATGTCCAACATCGATGCTCGAAGGACATATATCCCGACACCTGGAACCAGGCGGTTCAATGAGGGTGTTGTCCTTTCCGCATCTCATAAAACACCGTTCACCGATCCGATCGCCATGGTGGAAGATTATTCCGAGGTTGATTATGCGCTTTGGAAAATTCAGAACGATCCTAACGCATGGAGGCAGGACGAAGATCAGGCCAAGGTCGAGGGCTTGACTCAGAAAATGGAAGATCTTATTCTTTATGGTTCTCTGGCTTCTGATCCTGCTGCGTTTAACGGACTGGCGGTACGGTTTAACGAGATTGATCGTTATCCAAACGGTGATACCACGTGGCAGCCTCACGTATTGGATCAAGGCGGTTCCGGCGGTGACACAACGAGCGTATGGATTCTTGAGCTCGGGAAAAATAAGGTTTTCGGGATCTATCCTAAAAACCTTCCGGGCGGTCTTCATATTGAAGATCTCGGAAAGCATACCGCCAACACAAACACTTTAGCTACACCAAAATACATGGAAGTCCTGAGAACTCATTTCGCTTGGTATATGGGCCTTGTGGTCAAAGACGAGCGATGCGTTCAGAGGTTGGCTAATATCGAAGTAACCGGCTCGTCTAATATCTTTGATGAGGACAATGCCATCAGGATGATTAACAGGCTTCCGAGCGGCGGGGCGGCTCCCGGTACGGTAATGTTGGTATCTGCAAGTGTTAAAGAGTATCTCGACATTCGGGCCAAGGACAAAACCAATGTGCGTTATCTTCCGGATAACGTATGGGGCGGAAATATTACGGTGTTCAGAGGCATTCCGGTTTATAAGGCCGAGATGCTCGATGAAACAGAAACCGAAGTTACTTAAACCTTAAACAAGGCAAAAAGGAGGGCTGTAAAATGCCTATGTATGACTATAAATATTTACTTCATGATGACGCTGATATCGGTCATGCTGCCGATGAATACAGCGAGAATGAAGTTGATTTCGAGCAAACAACTCCAAATGTAAATGCCGGTGGAGAGTTTGGCCTCCACATGGTTGTCACAGAAGCCTTCACGGATCTTGACAGCGGAGCGATTCTCTGGATCGTTCATGGTGCCGCGACCTCGCCAACAACCAAGCATTCCGGCATGTTTATTCCGGTTGCCAACCTTACCCTTGGGGCTCACTTTTATGTGCCAATGGGCTCAATTCCGTGTTTGCGATATGCAAGAGCATTGTTTGATATCGTATCCGAGTCGGCAACATTGGGCGAAGTTACCATGTGGTTTGGTACCAATAAGGATGGCGCTGCCTAAACTTAAATAACGGGGGCTGAAAAGCCCCCCCCATGAATTACGGAGGAAAAAATGGTTGTTACTTGTAAAAGGCGTTGTTGGTGCACAAAAAGAGGCAGAAGGTATTATCCCGGGGATACAGACGATATCGATCCCATGGAGCCGATTGCTTTGTATTTTGATTTTCCCCCGGGAACCGAAGTGTATCACAAAACCAAGGATAAAAAAGGAAAGCTGATCCAGACTACGAGAAAGATACCCGGTGTTGTCGAGCCGAAGCCGGCTAAAATGGTTAAATGTAAATATTGCGACAAAGAAGTAAAAAACATTTCTCTCCATTTGGGCCATTGCGAGGCAGCCTTGGCAGCCGGAAAGGTTGAGAAATCCGAAACCGAGGGTTAAAAAATGGCCTATGACAAAACGGGTGTCATCAATATGGCGCTTGGGCGGATCGGCGCTTTAAGAATCGTAGATGCTGGCGAGGATTCCGCCCAAGCTATTGCGGCAAACAATGTCTGGGATTATATCAGGGACGAAGTTCTTGAAGCTGGAAATTGGTCATTCGCGCGAACCAGGAAAGCCCTTGTTCAAAATCCTTCTTCCCCTGCATTCGGCTATGATTACGCCTACACTCTTCCTTCTGACTTTTTAAAGCTTGCTGAAAACAAAGAAGACGATCCATGCGTATATCCTTCAGGGTCTTATCATACTTCTTATGTTTTCGGACAGTTTGAAATTGAGGGTACAAGATATTCCTACAGCATTGAAACGCTTTCTGATGGCACGATGGTTCTGGCAACCGATTACGACAATTCATCTGCCGACCTGTATATCATCTATATAAGAAGGGTGGTTGATGTGAATAAGTTTTCAGCATCATTTATCAATGCCCTTGCGTTCAGATTGGCCGCTGAATTAACCATGCCGCTTTCTAAAGGCAAAGGAATTTACGATACCATGATGCTTCGATATGAAAAAGCTTTAGATTGGGCAGAGGCGCATGATCGAAAAGGTGAATATCTTGAGAATGAAACCGGCAATTCTGATTGGGAGGATGCAGGGAGATAATGGCACAGGCTAATCCGCTCATAAACTCCTTTAACGGGGGTGAATTAAGCCCGAAGATATCTGCACGAAGCGATATCACAAAGTATCATTCAGGATGCCGTACGCTTGAAAACATGATTCCTCTTGTTGAGGGCGGAGCCATGCGAATGCCCGGAAATTATTTTGTGGTGGAAACAAAAACGTCTTCCAAGGCTTCAAAATTGGTTCCGTTTCACTTCTCCACTATCCAAGCGTATATTCTGGAATTCGGAGAAAATTATATTCGTGTGTATAAGGATGAGGGCCAGGTGCTTGATGCTGGAAATCCCGTTGAAATTACAACGACCTATGCCGAAGAGCATCTTTTTGAATTAAAGTTTACCCAGAGCGCAGACATTCTTTATATATTTCATCCAGAGTATCCGCCGAAAACTTTAACCCGTACAAGCCATACGAATTGGACGCTTGATGATTTTGTGGCTGGAATCAGTGATGCAATGGTAATCACTGGCATTACCAAAGCCGACCCTGCGGTGGTAACTTGTGCTAACATTCCAGCAACGTTTTGCGAATGTGTTGCCGGTGGAATATTTTGCGCTCAATGGGACTGTACGGTTTATATAAAGGGCGTTGTTGGAATGACGGAAGTTAATAATCGTTATTTCAAGGTTGACAATGTTGTAACTGGTGCTGGTGGAACATTCGAGTTGGTAGATGAAGATTCAACTGGCTATAATGCTTATGTTTCTGGCGGTACGGCGCAAGAATGTCTTTTTGGCCTTAATGACGAAAATCCTTCATGCGGCACATTTTTTGAACAAAGATTAGCTGCTGCTGGAACAAATAACAATCCACAAACCATTCATCTTAGCCATGTTAGTGATTATGACAATTTTGCTATTGATACTGACGATGATAGTGCAGGAATAGAATATACCATTGCTTCAAACCGTGTTGATAGAACCCGGTGGCTTTTTGGACAAGACTATTTAATGATTGGAACTGTCGGTGGTATTTTTAAAATGGGCGCTTCAAGCGCCGAAGACCCTATTACACAAACAAATGTGGTTTGTAAAAAACAAATAAGTGCTGGCGTTAAAAATATTGAACCTCAAAAGGTTGCGGATGCGTTGCTTTGGGTAACGCGAAGCGGAAGAAGTGTAAAGCAAATTGTATATTCTTTTGAAACAGACAAATATATCGCTCCAGATATGACAAGGGTTTCAAAGCATATTGCCATGGGTGCCACGCTTGCCACATCCGGTATTGTGGATATGGATATTCAAAGCGAGCCCCTTCCTATCTTATGGGCTGTTCGTGCCGATGGTCAGCTTATAGGCATGACATATGAGGTTCAGGAGGAAATATATGCATGGTTCAGAATCGTTACGGATGGAAGTTTTGAGTCCGTTGCTGTGATAAGCGATGAAAACGAAGAAGATCAGATTTGGGTTATTGTAAACAGAACCATAGGCGGTTCAACGAAAAGATATGTTGAATATTTTAAACCCATGGAGTTTTTCTCCCAGATCAAAGATTGTTTTTTCGTTCATTCCGGTCTGACATGGGATGGGGGCGATGCCGAAGATATAGAAGGCATTACAAATGCCGATCCTGCAGTGGTGACAATCACCGGCCATTCATTTGAAAACGGGGATAAAATCAGAATAAAAGATGTTGAGGGTATGACAGAAGTTAATCAGGGTCTTGATTCGGCTTATACCGTTGCAAATAAAGCGGCAAACACTCTTGAGTTGTCTGGGATAAATTCATCTGGCTGGGGAACCTACACATCAGGCGGAACCGCTCAGAAAGTCAAAAAGGATGTGACAGGGCTCGATCATCTTGAAGGTGAGTCGGTGTCCGTTTTAATGGACGGTGCCGTTCATCCAGATGTTACGGTGGATTCCGGCGAAGTCAGTTTAACATATTACGGAAACTTAATTCATATTGGATTAAATTTCACTTCTATTATCGAACCTTCTAAAATTCATGTGGATTCTGGATCTGGATCTACCAGGGGTAAAAAGAAAAAAATAGGAGAGATCCTGCTCGATTTTTATGAAACCTGTAGTGCAAAAGTCGGTTACGACACAGACAACTTGAAACCAATTCCATTTGGCATCGGAGAGGATCCAGAACTTTTTACCGGTTCTAAGAGTTTAGAGTTTTATGGTGATTGGGGTGAGGATGCGGAAGTTTCAATTGTTCAGGATGTTCCACTTCCAATGACCGTTCTTGCTCTTGTGGCGGAGGTCGAGATCAGTGGTTAAGATCGTTCCTTATAAAGCAGATCACGCCTATCAGGTTTTAGACAAAAACGTAAAAGACTTTGATCTGCAACTTTCTAAATTAAAGGATTGGGAGAGCTGGACAAAAGAATGGGAAACTGCGGGACCGTCCTACTCTCTGTTTGTTGATGATAAGATTATAGGCTGTGGCGGTGTGATACTCTTTGGATACAACAGGGGTGAATGCTGGATGTTGGTATCTTCGGAAATCAAAAAGTACAAAAAGACAGTATTTAAAGCCGTGAAAGAACACCTTGATCTTATTGTCAAGACCAATAATTTGAGAAGGTTGCAAACTGTTGTCGTAGCGGATTACGAAGACGGCAAGAAATTTATTGAACGCCTTGGATTTAAACCCGAAGGGCTTTTGAAAAAATATGGTCCAAATGGTGAGGACTTCCTAATGTATGCGAGGACATAATGAGTGCGCTTCCTTATGTATTATTAGCTGTTCAGGCTTTTGGCACGATTCAATCGGCAATGCAGCAGAGACAAGCTGGAGAGGCCGAGGCTGCGGCTGCTGAATATAATGCTCGATTAGCCGAAAGAAAGGGAATTCAAGAAGAGGAAATAGCAAGGAAAAAATTAAAGCAACTTCTTGGAACTCAAAGGGCTTTGTATGCAAAGGCCGGTGTTGATCTGTCTTCCGGAAGTCCATTGACGGTTCTTGCGGATACGGCCGCAGAAGGTGAAAAAGAGGCTTTAAATATTCGAACCGGGGCGCAGGAAACAGCCGATTTGTATAGATTCCAAGGAAGACAGGCTAAAAAAACCGCAAAATATCAATCAAGGAGTACACTTTTAACGGGATTAGGAAGTACGGGACTGTCGGCATATTCATTTTATAAAACCAAACAGTTACCTGGAAGTATAAGAATAAGATAATGCCTAAAATTCCGAGATTCACATCAGAGAAGGTTATTCAATCACCTGAGATGCCTTTGGGTGTTGCCAGTGGACCGGCAAGGGCGGCGGCTGAATCTGCAAGTGCTGTTGCCAAGTTTGGCCGTTATGGTGCGGAAGATATCACAGAGGTTCAGGAGGCCGAGGAAAAAGCTGTAAGGGCATTAAAGTCTCTTGAAATCGAGCGGGAATTCAGGGGTGATATAGATAAGATATCCGAGAGTTATTTTGAAAGGATTGATTACGAAAATTTTGAAACGGATCTCGATAAGCAATTAGAGGAATTAAGAGAGGATTATGCGGAAAAAATAGGAGACGATCAATCTCTTGGCCTTGCGTTTGAGAGAATGTTTACGCAACATTCATCAACGCTTAGAAACGTGATTCGAGATAAAAAAAGGCAAGTCGTAACGGAAAGAGCCATAGGAGAATATCAGATTTCGTATAATCAATTATTAGACGATTATTCAAATGAGTCTGATCCAGCAAAATTAGAAATCATAAAAAAGGATTTGGAAATAAAAACCATGTCTCTTGTTGCAAATCACGTTATGACTCTCAAGAATGCCGAAGGTTATATTCAGAATTTTAATGATTCTGCCGAGTCTGTAAGAGCCGATAAACTTATCGAGATAGATCCCAAAAAAGCTGAAAAAGACTTAAAGGGTGGAGAATTTGAATTATCACCAAAGATTAAACAGCAAAAAATCGAAAAAGCACTGGCGCAACAGAAACAGAATGAAACACAGGAGCGAATCAGAAAAAATGAAGAAGAGAAGCGGTTTAAAGAGGCCGAGAAAGAAGCTCACGATGAAGAAGAATTAAAAGTTGCGGATTTAATTTTAAAAGGAAAATATGACGATGCGTTTGAAATTGTTTCAAAATCAAATCTTTTAAGTGGATCTGAAAAAATATCCCTGACAAACACTATTGAGAAGAAAGAAGAAGTTGAAGACAATCCGCTTGTTGTTGGTGATTTTTCGGAATCAATTGCTTTTGGTATTGACGTTAAAAAGGAGCTAAAGACCGCATTAAAACAAAAACAAATATCGGGCAAAACCTATGCTGCAATGATGAAAGCTTTGTCAAAAGAACGAAGCTCTTTAGCCGTGAAGATTTTAAATGAAGCCCTTGCTCCCTCACAGCTTGATCGGTGGAGTCCGGATAAGAATTTAAAACACTCTCAAGCCACTATTGACATGCTCTATAAAATCGCAGCGGGTAAAGATCCGATAGAGGCATCTCTTGAAACCATTGAGGATTATACATCTCATTTAAGGCGAACTCGGAATGGACTTCCTAAACCCACTTATCTTGATGGCGATAAGAATGATGTCACGGCCTTAAATGAAGCTGAAGAAGTTACAGTGACAGCATATGAATTGGGAATTATGAGTCCTGATGAATATTCAAGACAGATTGAGACTATTAATGACCTTAAAGGCTTAATAAACGATGAAAACAGGGCATCAGGGTCGAACGATGGTCTAAATGAACTTAAAAAGCAAATAGTTAAAGATTAGAAAAACGGTGGGATATGAAAGTCTATCAGCCAGAAAAACCAATTAACAAGCAAGCATCCACAAAGAAAGATCAGCAGCTTGACGAGGTATTTACTGGCGTAAAAGATGATTTTAGCGGCCAGTACCTCCTTGGGAGACAAATCGCCCATGAATATAATTCTCCTGCTGTTAATGCATTGAAAAGACATACAAACAATACCAAAACTTCTGAAAATGTCAAGAATATTGAAAATATTAAGGAAAAGGACAAACCTCTTGAGGAACCATGGATTGACCCTGTTTCAGCCTTTGCCGGTGGATTTGGTGGGGCTGGAAAAATAGCTATAAGCTCTGGGATGAAACTGTTGCCATCTTTAGGCCGAGCAATAACATCCGGTGTGATAGGTGCGGTGTCTGATGTTCCTGTCGGCATGGCAACTGAAAAGATAGGCGAGAAGGTTCCGGGGTTGGCTTTGCCGTTTAATGTTTTAACGGGAATGGTTTCTGGTGTAACCATTGAGAGGGCGATTGAAAAGCGTGTTGTCAAGATGCTCGGAAAGGACGCTACTACTGAAGCTATTGAAGAGGGGGTTAAAAAAGTCCGAAAGGTCTTAGATTCGGGAGAACCGGATGAAATTGGACAAAAGGTTATTAATGATTTACAGGGAGAGGTTTCTGTAAGCGAAGCTAAAAAAGTATTGGGCTCCGGTGTTCCTAAAAGTGAACAGGATTTGGGTACAGCTGTTGAAAAGTTCGATCAACCCGGGAAACCCTATAAAACAGATAAATACGCTGTCAATATCAATATGGAACGTATTGATACAACCGATGATATTGACTCAATAATTCGTAAAACCGCTAAGACTTTTTCTACAGAGATAGGCGAAGCCCGGCGTGGTGTCAGAACCAATAAAGAAACCGAGAGGGTTTCAAATCTTATAGGCATGACTCCGCAACAGCTTTTGAAACGCCGTAAAGGTCAAGCATTTAACGCCGAAGAAGCTGTAGCTGCAAGACGCATATTAGTGTCATCATCTGAGAATTTGGCTAATTTAGCTAAAAAAGTAAATACCTTAGAGGCTACAGATTTAGACAAATTTGAGTTCCGAAAGGCTTTAAACCTTCATTATGCAATACAAGCGCAAGTATCCGGTATGACCGCCGAGGCCGGGCGTGCGTTACAATCGTTTAATATTAAGTCTAAAAGTTCTGAGATAAGGGTTAATCAGATAAAAGACTTTTTGGAAGAATTGCCGGGTGGAGCGTCAACCGAAAAAATGGCAGAGGCTTTATCTTCTTTTGAATCACCGGAACAAATCAGTACTTTTGTCAAACAGGTTCAGAGAGCAACAACAACGGATATGTTCCTTGAGGCATGGATTAACGGTTTATTGTCTGGACCTCAGACTCACGCTGTTAACATGCTTTCAAACACCCTAAACGCCCTTTGGCAAATCCCTGAAAGATTTGTAGCGGCTGAGATAGGCCGTATATTTGGGAGCCAGGCAATATCAGAAAGAGAAACCGCTCATTTAGCTTATGGGCTTGTTGAAGGGTTTAAGGACGGCTTAAAATCTTTTGCCCGTGTCGTTAAAACCGGTGAGGCCGAAGATGTTTTAAGTAAATTAGAGTCTGCAAGGTATAAGTCTATAAGCGCTGAGAATATCAGACAGCTTCCATCAATCAATAAAATAACCCCTAATGCCTTCATAGAGGGCGGAATGGCGGCAAAGGCGGCTGATCTATTAGGAGAAGGAATAAGACTGCCAGGGCGCTTTCTTATGGCCGAGGATGACCTTTTTAAAAGCATTGGCTACCGCATGGAATTAAGAGCCAGAGCGTTTAGAACAGTTTTGGAAGAGGGGCTTGAAGGAGATGAGGCTGCAAAGAGAATGCAGGACATTTTAAATGATCCCGAAATTCATGCGCCTGACGTTCATTTAGCGGCTGTTGATGCATCACGGTATCAGACATTTACCAAACCCTTAGAAAGTAGAATTTTAAGGGATATATCAAAGAGTAAAAACCCTGCTTTAAAAATTCTTGTGCCGTTTATAAGAACTCCAACCAATATTTTAAAGTTCGGATTTGAACGATCACCTTTAGCTCCGCTGATGAAAAATGTTCGTTCGGATATTTCTGCAGGTGGGGCAAGAAGGGATTTAGCTTTAGCTCGTATGTCTTTAGGCTCTATGGCAATGGCTGTTGCGGGTACTTTTGCGGCAATGGGTAAAATCACGGGTGGAGGTCCGTCAGGTGCGGATTATTCGACATGGAGGCGAAAGAATCAACCATACTCAATTAAAATTGGTGATAAGTTTTATGCGTATAATCGTCTCGAACCTTTGGGAATGCTGTTTGGGTTAGCCGCTGATTTTACGCAAATTGCCGGATTTGCCGGGGAAGAATTGCAACCCGAAGTTGAAAAGATGGCAACAGCGATTATTGCGTCTATCTCTAAAAATGTGACTTCTAAGACATGGTTAAGAGGTATTTCTGAAGCTGTAAATGCCATGGAAGATCCGGATAGATACGGAAATAAATACCTTCAGAATTTTGCAAAATCTTTAGTTCCAACCGGAGCGGCGCAAATTGAAAGAACGGTAAATCCTGAGCTTGAAGCTGTGTATTCTATCATGGATGCTGTAAAATCAAGAATTATAGGTTTGTCTGATGATCTTCCAAGGCGGCGTAATCTCTGGGGAGAACCGATTTCAACGGCTATTAGTGAGGATAGAAGTTTTGCAGAAATAGTATATAGCGCAATCAGTCCGGTTTATGTAGCCAAAGAGAAAGGCTCTCCCATTGATGATGAGTTGTTAAATCATCACATCCATATCAGAAAACCCGGAAGAACACAGTCCTTTGAGGGTATTAAAATAGAACTCACACCTCATCAATATGATGATTTTATCGTATGGATGAACGAAATCAGTCTGGATTCTACAGGAAAGAATCTTAAAAACTCATTAAATGAAATGGTTCAGCGTGACAGTGTTTATAAAGAAGCAAATCCAGACCAAAAAGAAATGATGATACGCAATAAGTTCTTAGAAGCTAAAGAACTCGCAAAAATAAAGTGGCTACAAAAATATTCACAATATCGAGAGTTAATTAGTCAGGAACATCTTTTAAGATCAATGAATTAAAAGGAAGAAACAATGACAATCTCAGCCTCAACAGGAAGAGTTCAACATAATTGCAACGGTTCTTTAACAGAATTCGACTTTACGTTTCCAATCAATGAAACTTCGGATTTGACGATTATCCTCACGGATTCAGACGATAACGATACGACATTGACAGAAACAACCGATTACTCTGTTTCCGCCACTAATGACGATTACTCAGACGGCGGCACCGTGACAACCGTGGAAACCTATGCTTCTGGATATACTCTCACGATTTTAAGAGCCATCCCACACACCCAGGCATCGAATTTCATTGAAGGCATGGCCACTCTTTATGAAACCTTTGAGAATTCACTTGATAAATTAACAATGGCGATTCAGGATCTTAAAGGTTCTCTATCAAGAGTGTTGGCATTTCCTGATTCTATATCTTCGAGCATTGATCCGACCCTTCCGCTTCCTTCTGCAGGGGGCGTACTTGGCTGGAATGTAAGTTTGGATGGGCTTGAAAACGTCTTTGATCTATCTGCCTATGCTGGCGTGATAAGTTCATTTGCCGAAACCCTGCTCGATGATACTGATGCGGCTGCCATGTTAGCCACTTTGGGTTTGACAAACTTTATTGAGGCCGATGCGGTTATCACAGACAATACCCTTGTCCGGGGAGATGGCGGCGCAAGAAAAGTGCAAAAATGTTCCACTATTACCGTTACCGACGATGGCGAAATGGTAAATACCGGCCAGCCAAGTTTTCTGGCTTATCCGGCGGCGGAACAGCAAAATTTTGCAAAAGATAGTGCTGTTGAAGTGGTGTTTGGAACGGAAGTTTTTGACGTTGGGAGTAACTTTGCATCAAATATATTTACCGCTCCTGTGGATGGTAAATATCTTTTGAGTGTTTCTATGCGGCTTAAAAATCTCGATTCAGCCGCGACTTATTATTACATTTGTATTAACACCAGCAATAGAAGCTATTTAGCCTATCTCGATCCAACTAAGTTTTCTGCTGATGTTGGAAATTTTTCCATGGCCATTGCTGTTGTGGCCGATATGGATGCCACGGATACGGCTAAAGTTGAAGTGTATCAGTCCGGCGGAACTGCTCAAACGGACATAGATACAAATACATACTTTTCAGGCGCACTGATTTGTTAAAAAGGGAGAGACAGATGAACATAACTATAACTATTACAAAAAGAGAAAACGAAATTCTCGAATCGTATTTAGGTATCGGTAAGGTTCAGGAGTGGCTTCAGCATTGCATTGATAATAAGATCCGCAAACGGCTGGATGCTGTCATTATAGAACAAACAAATCTGAATCCAGAAAAACTGGCCAAAGCCGAAAAGATAGAGGCTATTAAAAGTGTAGCATTGCCAACACGCAACCAAAGAACCAAGGGAGTTTAAAATGAAACGTATTAAAATTGCAATTTTAACGATGTTTATTCTTTTGCTTTGTGCATGCTATTCATGGGCCTCATGGACGCTCACTGTCAGCAGGGTTGCGAGAACGCCGCATTATCTTTACTGGAAAGTGGTTTGTACGTCAGACGGTAGTGCTTTGTCAGCTACGGATTTGCTTGCACTGTCAACCCTCGATCCACAGCTTAAATATGAGATGCAGGGTGCAACAATGATGATTATGGATGTAATCCCAGGGACCGGCGGGGTTATCCCAAATACCACGATTGACGTAACCTGGTCAAACTCCTTGGTGGATGTTTACGATAACGATGCCTTTTCCAAAGATGCTGACACGCCGGGAAACGATCTCAGCGAGGACTATAATCAGTATCCGCCAATATTGGAACAGCTAAAGCTCACTCTCAATGACATTGGAGATAGCGGCGATCAAGTGACATTGGGAATTCTTTGCTGGATCGAGGGTGAATAGGGGGTTGTTATGAAGAGATTTATTCCTATAATAGTTTTAATTTCAGCTCTTATAGCGCTTGGGTTTTGTCCACAACCAAAATCACTCACCCTTTCCGATGCCGACACCATAGCGGCGGCGTTTGGTGCAGATGTAATCAAACACTCTATGGTTGACCTTGAGGCAGATGATTTTGAGGCCTCCGGTACTACAGTGCAATTAGTTGCTGAGATACCACACACAGACGCAGCCCAAATATGGAGTGAAGTTCAAACATTTCAAGACGACGATGGCACATTTGTCAATACTTCTCAAACTATATGGGTCGGTTACGATTCATCGGACGCTCGTTATGCCTTGAAATATAAAACCGATACCACAGCACAAACTGATGAAGAATTAGACGCTTCTGAAACTGCGATAACCGTTGACGATTCCAGCCTACTTACTGCCAATGAAGTAATTTTAATTGAAAGTGAGTTCATGTCAGTGAGTTCTATTGACGATGGAACGACAATCACGGTTGTCAGGGGTGTTTTAGGTTCAACGGCTGCCACGCATACGACCAATCAAGATATATACGAGTTGAGTACAGTTTTTGCTTTCGATCTCGCAAACAAGACAAAGTATTCAGTTCCGACTGAAAATCCTGAAGTTATTTTAAACGATATAAATAACCCTGGTTCAGATAAATATTCAGTGAGCATTGGTGCTCAATATGTTGACGGAGCAGACGGTTCAGAAAATAATGATGTTTATATTTATGCCAATAAGGGCGGTTCAAAGACTACGATTGCCAAATATGATGAAGATTTGGATAAGTGGATATTTCCAGCTTCTATAATCAAGGCTTATGAACCACGGCAGATTATTGTTGTTGAATATACAACAGATTGGGCTACAGGTGATGGCGCAGCATACTTTCAAATAGACAAAAAAGTAGCAGGGATGAACCTTGTGGATGTTCATGCTGAATGTATTACCGCTGGAACCGGAACCGGGACGGATACATCAGATATCCAAATTTATAACTTAACCCAAACCGCTGATATGCTTTCCACGAAATTAACCATAGATGAAGATGAGACTGGTTCAGACACGGCGGCCACGGCAGCGGTAATCGACACAAACAACGATGATGTGGCTGAAAACGATGTTATTCGGGTAGATATTGATGCGGTAACGCCTACTACCGATCCTAAAGGATTAATTTTGATTCTCGGATTTCAGGAGCCAGCGATATGATAAGACGATTTTTATTTGTTATACTACTTGTATGTTTTGCTTCTGTTACCAGTGCAGACATTGTAATGAAAGTCCCTTCTGTCGCTACTTGCGATGAACAACAATCAGAGGAAGGAGCATCTTCATCCCCCGCCGCTGTTGCCAGAGCAGCCGATAATAAATACAGGGCCAGTCGGTTTCAATACACAGGTCCAAATAGTGAAGGCGTTTGTCAGGTTAATGCCTTCATCCATTTCACGGGGTCAAGTTCACATGAGTACAAAATTGCTATTTTTGCTGATGACGGGGGCAGTCCTGCGAAGCCTACAGGTGCGGCACTTGGCACATCTGATGCCGTTGAGTGTAACGGTATTGGAGGGAGTGAGGTCGAAACAGCCTTTACTTTTAGCACTCCGTCAAGTGGCTTAACATTAAATAATTACTACCATGTTTCCTTATATTCCGACACTACTGACGGGAGTAACTACGTCACTTGGCACGACGCCAATGGAACAGTGGAAGTCCAGAGTTACTCGTCTGATGGGTCGTCGTGGGATAATGAGGGGACAAGTAAGACGTACAAATACGTTCTGTTTACGAAATCACCATGAAAAAACACTTTATATATACGTCAACAATGCTTCTTCTATCTGTCGCTATATCGGTAATGCTCGTATATGCGGCATACACCGAGACTCATTACGTTTGCAGGGACGGTCATGGTGCTGGTTTAGAGGATGGCACAAGCGAAGCCAACTGTTGGGATGGTTTTGATGCTATCCAATGGGATACCGATGATGCCGATGATAATAAAGTAGGTCCAAACGATGTTTTATATCTTTGCGAAGATGAAACCTACTATGAAACCTTGACGGTAGGTTCATCGGGAACATCAGGCAATGTGATTACCATTACACATGAAGTTGGAGAAAGTCCTAAGATTAGTATGGGTGAAGAAATAAGTGCCTGGACAGTGCATAATCCAGGTACGAATAATGATATATACAAGGCTTCCACTACCACCATGAATCCTTGGGGTGTCGCATGTGGAAGTCCATTGGTGCTATTACCAAAGCATATGTATGGGGATTCATTCTGCGATTGTGATTATGATCGTCCGGCATCCTCAAATTCAAATCCTTCTGTATCAGATTTAGATGATAATATGCTTGATGAACATTCATGGTTCCCTCAAGATGAGAATATGGTGTACATTCACTCGTCCGACGGTGCGCCAGGTACTTGTGTCGTTGGCGTAAGAGTGAGGGGTATTCACCTTGACGGTAAAGATTATATCACAATAGATGGGATTGATGTGGATGGGCCAGGCGGAAGGGATGCTGCATACGAGGGGAGTGGCTATCACTCATACTATAATGGTGATGGTTATGCAGCTATTGATCTTGAAGACTCAAACTATAATACCATTCAAAATCTTACTATCAGGAACACGGTAGCTGCGGCTATTCGACTTGATAATAACTCAGATAATAATACTGTTGATAACGTAACAATTTCATGGGCAAGAAACGGAGTTTCGGGCTATGACAGTGACTATAACACCGTCAAAAACTGTACTATGACAAACATTGGAGCACAACTTGGGTCATTTGGTGATAGGGGTATGGTATCTTCTTGGGGAAATCACTGGACAGTTGAGTATAATCACTTTGAGAATCATGGTTGGGCAGACCAAAGAACTTTGATGGGAACTTACGAACAGATTATGGATAGAGCAGTTACATTCTGTTGTGGAGAGTTGAGAAATCCAGAAGAAGAAACGGCTTATAATATTGTAAGGTTTAATTACTTTAAAAACATAGGTTCTGGCGCTATTTACTTCAATGATGGTGGTTACAATGAGGCTTATGGCAATGTAATAAATGGTTGGAATTTATCCCCTCCAAACACGACACAGGATAGAGGGCATTGCATTTCATCAAAGCCCGATGGTAGTGATTACCACGAAAATGTAAAAATTTATAACAATACCGTTACAAACGGAGTGAGAAACCACATTGAAGATGGAGATGAAGTTGCTTTCCGATTCTGTGGCTACCATAAAAACTCGGAGATAAAGAATAATATTGCTACAGGTAATGAGGCTGGTATGCTCGCCATTCGGGTAATGGGGAATGATGCCAGTACGGGTAATGTGATTGCACAAAATATTTTTGAATGCCCTTCTGGTAACTGTGGTAGGCGTGATACAGACACACCTACTTATTGGGCGTATAACAAGATGGAAGGTAATGAAGAAGGAGAGTTTCAGTACGATATAAATGCTACAGACGAGTTTAGCAGCGTAACCGGAACTGATGAAACCGCCGCTACATTTGCAGATGAGGGAAATGAAGATTTCTCCCTACAAGTAGGCTCATCGGGTATTAATGACGGGGTAGATGTTGGAAACGGGACAGAAAGATACGGATGGAAAGCAGGAACCGGAAAGCCAGGAGCTGGCCTCAC